CAATCCATCCAGAAGTAATAAATCCTAAAAATCCAAGTAGTCTTCCCAAAGGACCTTTATCACTTTTTGATGTGAAAGCAAATCCACTTTTTGGAGATGAAGATACCTTTGATGCTTCAATAATATCTTCACGCTCTTTTCTTTTCGATGCTTCATCCCTTCTAAATTCTAGAACTTGTGATCTGGAAAATAAATTTCTTTTAATGCGGGTATTTGTAGAAATAATTCTTGAAATATTACTTACAGATTCATTAACTGTTGAGATATTTCCCTTTGTAGATTCCAAAGATTTGGAAATGTTCTGAATATTAATTGATGATTTTCGAATAGAATCTGCTACGGTTTCCATATTATATTACCACATTGTAACTTAGTTGTGAATACAATACATAAAAATTATCAGGATTAGCAGAATTAATTAAAGGAACATCAGATAATGCACCACTAGTCAATGGTACATTTGATTGTTGATTTTGACCACTTGAGGTTTTAATCATTGTTAATGATGGTTTTGCTTCTGGCAATTCACCAACTCTCTTAGATTCTATCGGTGATACTGGTGTCATTTGCGCTGGTTTTGGTTCTATCGCAGTTTGTTGAGAAGAACTCATTTGTGCAGGTACTTCTGCTGGATTTACATTCACATTTGCAGTAGCGGGTGCTTGTAGTTTCATCTCACTCCAATTATATCCTTTCATTTTTGCCCATTCAATTGCCATTCGTTTTTGTTCTGGCGTTAGTTTTTCCCATTCACCTTCAATTCTTCCTCTGGCAAAACTATTATTTCTATATTGCCATGCCATTTCAAATTTTTTGATTAGTTCAGCACTTGGTTGTTCTGCAACAGGAGCAGGAGTTTCGGTAGCAGGTGCTGCTGGAGAAGGTGCAGAAGGTGCGGGTTGCCCCATCATGGTTTCTTGTGGGGATGATTTTACTGGTGTGGGAGCAGAAGATGGTGGTGTTGATGGAGTTGGTTTTGTAGAGGCAGCAAGTGGTTTTTTTGATTCTTCCTTTCTTTTTGCATCTTCGAATTCTTTTTTCTTTTTTTCTAATATTTTTGGATCTACTCCAGTAAGATTTAATTTAAATAATTCCGCAATCTGATCTATTGTATAAATTGCACCTGCAGCTGCTCTAATTCCTCTAAATATTCCACCACCAGGAACAAAAGTTAGAGCAGCTAATATAGCATCAGTTTTTTCTCCATTCATCCAATTCATCCACCCAGTTAAACCATTAATTAAACCACCAATTAATCCAGGTCCACCACCGCCCGGTCCTTTTCCTGATGATGGACCTCCACCTGGTTTTATGCCTTTAGGTAACAATGCTGCAGCAATAGCAAGAGGTTTTGCAATGAGCAATCTAGTTAATCCACGACCAATTCCACCTATTGTTCTCATAACTAATCCAAATCCCTTTTTAATAGCAAATAATCCTCCAGCAACAATTCCAAGATTTTTAATGATGTTCCATTTAATATTATTAAATAAAGTTGTATTTCCTTCTTCAGATGCTTTGATGGCATCCACAACTTGTTTAGTTAACCACCCACCAAATAAAATTCCAAGTGCTGCTCCAATTTTTTCAAATGTATCTGATACTTTTGGAGCAATGTTTTGAACTGGTGCAGCAAGAGCATTTTGTATTTTTTCTTCTATTTCATTCTCTTTACCAATTCTAATTTGTCTTTCAGTTAATCTTCTTTGATTTTCTTGGTCTAACTTAATTTTGTTTTGTTCTTCTAAACCATCCTGTTGAAGAAGTAATGCAATGCTTGCAAGACCTGTCCCCAGTTTTCCAATATCTGTTCTTAAAGATTGAAGATTAGAACTAAATCCAAGAAGTGCTTTTTCCTGATTTCGAATTACATCAATATTTTGTATATCAGTTTCTTTTCTTTTATTTTCTGCAGTAGACATTTCATTCCTAAAAGTTGCAGAATCAATTGTAGATTTTCTCAGAAGTGCATTTCTAACTTCTTGAGACAGAGGAGATCCCGTCGTCGGATCAACTCCCAATCTTCCTACTTTTTCGGGATCTAGTTCAGCCATTAGTACTGTTCTTTAGATTTTCTTCTTCGATATATTGTTTAAGAAGGGCAATATACACTTCCCTTTCCCACGGTATCATTGATTCTACTTCATTCAATGACCATTTATGATGCTGTACAAGAGAAAAATTCGTTTTATAATATGACTCAAGATTTTCGTGAGCCATTCCTAGGCGAAAAAACTTGATAGTCCCTCCAGCAACACATCACTCTCAACACCAGTATTTGGATTTTTAATCTTTAAAGTATGAGAAAGTTTCGGCATTGTTGCAAAAAACTTTTCAACTTCTTTAAATTGACTCGATGTAAGTTGCTCAATAAATTCAGAAAGTTCTTTTCGAGTGCAATCTGATGCTGACCATGACTCCTCTTCATTATATACTTGTTCAATACAGGATAAAATAAGATCAAAAGTATCTTCAACACTCATATTAAAATCTGCCTCGAAATTAGTTTTAATAAATTCTTTCATTGATGGATATTTCATCCTAAGAGTCAAAATATCATCCAATTTAATATCTCTTGAATGTTTATCACTAATGTTAATTTTAATATCATCAAGATTGATGCTAATTGGAACTTGAGTTTGTCCATCATCTGGGCATGTAATTAAAATATCAACAGTTTCTCCAACAGATTTTCCTCGAATATTTAAAAAGATATATTCAATATCAAATGTTGCAAGTTGATCTACTTTAATTCCCTTTGTAAGAATACAGTTTCCGATTACATTTTTAACTGCTTCTGCAATTTGTTTTGAATCTTCACTTTCCATTGCAATAATTAATATCTTTTCTTCTTTCACAAGAAAGGGTCGATAATTAATTTGTTTCTTTAATGATGGAATTTCTAGTTGATATATTGGAGTAGAAATCTTTGGAAGAGCCATTTTTTTAGTCAAATCAATTTAAAAATATTTATATGCAAACCTTTCATCATCAATAAAGAGATTCGTATAAAGTTTTATCTTGAGAAAATAATTCAACTCCATTTGAAGGTATGGATCCAGGAGATTTTGGAACTAAATTTTCTTTTGGTTGAGATGGCAATTCCGGTATGGGTTGAGATGCTTCTTTATTGTTATCTTTTTGTTCAAATACATCTAAACTATAAGATCTACCAATCACATAACGATCCATTTTAAATGTTGCCGCCATTTTCATAATATCCGAACTTGCATAAGCAATCGGAATTGATGATATACTATATGGATATAATCCTATAAAAGTATATTCAATTTCTTTATTATAATTACGATCAAATTTAATAATTTTTGTTCGATTTGACTTATAATATTTTGGATATTGTATTCGAATAAAATATCCATCGTCAATATTACTATTAATTGGTAAGTTATTGCCATCGATTGGATTAGAAGATCCACTCGCAATAAATTCCATCCAATGTTCCAGGAACTTTAAAGTTCCATAATTTTTATCAACATAAAACTCCAATGTTATATCCTGATATTGTCTACGATGAGCAAATGTTTCAGTAATTCCAATGTAGTTTCCTTCAATATCTACAGTTGCAAGTTGTGTCGTTGGAAGAACTGCATTATTACACAACAAACCAGCATCTTCTGCAATAAATCTTGCAGTAATTCCTCTTTGACTTAGATATTTTTTTAATTCTCCCGGAAGACCACCAAACTTAACTTCATAATGAGAAGTTTGTGCAAGATTGGTAATTAATGGTCTAATATCTGATATTCTGCGTGGTTTTGCCACTATAAATACCTATTATGAATGTTTAATATAGTTATTTAGATGTCTTATAATGGTAAATTTCATAGTGGGCAGCAAGAATGTCTGGGGAGATAATATTGCGTAAATCCCACACACATTAAAATAAAGATCTATTGAAAGTCCAGGAAATGATTTTATAGAAGGAAGAATTAAAGGACAATGGAAATGGAATAAAAACAAATGAAAAAATTTTTACAAGGCAAATATTCACCAAAATTTCCAGAAAAATATGGAGGAAATCCATGTGAAATTTATTATAGATCAAGTTGGGAGCGAAAGTTTTGTGTCTATTGTGATTTAAATGAAAACATCATATCTTGGGAATCTGAAGAAAAATTTGTCCCATATCGTTCTCCAATGGACGGAAAAATTCACAAATACTACCCCGACTTTCTTATAAAAGTTAAAGAATCTAATGGATCAATTAAAAAGTATATGATCGAAATTAAACCCAAAAAGCAAACTGTACCCCCCCCTAAACCTCAGAGACAAACTAAGAGATATATTAGTGAAGTTTATGAATATGCTAAAAATCAAGCAAAATGGGAGGCAGCAAGAGAATGGTGTGCTGATCGCGGTTATGAGTTCAAAATCATCACAGAAGATAACCTAAACATCCGGTAATTAAATGGCACTCACAGGATACGAAAAACCATTAGATCAATATACTCAAAAAGAGTTAGCACAAATTGCTAAATCATATAAAATTTATTATAAAACTGCAAGTGGTCTAGGAAAACTTAGTGGATATGATAGAT